ACGGGAACCAATACAAATTATGTAAATCGCTGCAGATTCTCCTTTAATGGAAATCCCTTTGCTCCCAATGCGTGGTACGAACCGAATCAGGTCGATGCTGCGGGCAACAAGTGGGGTGGTGCGGGATTCATCGATGCGACGACTGAAGAGGCTATTATATCTGCCGAATTCATTAAAGATCGTCTCATCGTCTACTTTGAGCGTTCAACATGGGAAATAGCGTATACCGGTAATGCAGTGTTGCCCTTCGTCTGGCAAAAGATTAATACCGAGCTTGGATCCGAAGCGCAGCAGTCTACCGTTCCTTTTGATAAGGAGGTGCTCACGATTGGCAATACGGGCGTTCATGCCTGTAATGGGGCTAACGTTCAGCGTATCGATACTAAGATTCCCGATGAGGTATTCAGAATATTTAATAAGAATATTGGAGTTCAACGAGTAGCTGGAATAAGGGACTACTTCGTTGAAATGGTCTATTGGTCATTCCCTTCAGTCGATGAGAATCCGAACAATGTGTATCCTAATCGTGTGCTTGTTTACAATTACCGCAATGGCTCTTGGGCGATTAACGACGATTGCATTACAGCTTTCGGATACTTCGAACAGCAGGACGGAGAGACGTGGTCGTCTTCACTCGATACCTGGGAATCAGCAAACTTCGTCTGGGAGGCGGGGGACACGGAGGCGCAATTCCGACAAGTCATCGCCGGAAACCAGCAAGGATATGTCTTCATTGTAGATGCTGAAGAGTCGCGTAATGCTCCCGTTATGCAGATCTCGCAGATGAGCTACAATGCTACTAACCAACAGCTGACGCTTACAATTATCAATCACACACTAAATACCAATGCCGATTTGACTGATCAGAATTCAGACTTCATCTATATCGAGAATGCCCAAGGTGTGACCTTTACCGGTTCGACGATATTCCCCGTCATAGCAGTAGCAGATGCTAATACCGTAACCGTACAATTGGCACCTACCTCGAACTTTACCGGCGTATATACCGGCGGCGGCACAGCGACCCGTGTCTCAAATATTAGGATAGCAACCAAGCAATTCAACCCCTATATCGATAAGGGCCGAGATGTCTATCTCCATAAGGTCGACTTTGGCGTCTTGCGAACAACCTTGGGGCAAATCACCGTCGATTATTATCCCAATGCAAGCTCGTATTCGATGCTGCAAAACGGAGAAGTGACGGGAGCCACCATGGGCAATGGTGTTCTCGAAACATTCCCTTACGACGCAACTCTCTATCCCTTTGAGCAGCAACAAGAGCGACTTTGGCACCAGGTCTATTTCCAGTCCGAAGGCGAATGCATTCAGCTATTCCTCTATATGACGATGCCACAGCTTACCATTCCCGGAATCGCATTCTCGCCCTTTGAGATCGAAGGCATGTGTCTTCATACGCTTCCTGTGGGCGAAAGGCTGCAATAGTATGCCAGATAATTTGTACTTCGATGGCGGCTCATTCGTACCTACTAATTATATATGGGACGTTGCGCAAGTTCAGGAAGTTGATGTCAACAGCCCTGAGTTTAAAGAGTTACTCATCCGGATGTATCAGAATATAAATAGTATGATACTGTCGCTCAATTTGAAGGATACGGGAGTTTATAATACATCGCCCTTCGTAAACTCACAGATCTTCTTCCCGAATCCGCTGCTGAATTCCAGCACTTCTGCGACTCCTGAGTTTCGACAGGTCTACAGGAACGTTATCAACTTCGGTGCACTACCAAACGCGGCAATTAAGTCGGTACCACATACGATAATGTGCACCTCAAATACCACCTTTACGAGGATCTATGCAACAGCGTCTAAAACGACAGCGCCCTTTTCCTATATCCCCATCCCATATAGCTCTATTGCGGCAGTTGCTGACAATATTGAATTATATGTCGATGCTACCAATGTGAACATCGCTACCGCGATTGATTATTCGGCGTATACATTTACGTATGTAATATTGGAATATTTACAAGATTAAAGCACCTCCCCTACGCCTAAACACGAAGAGGAGGCAGGCAAACAGACTAACGTTCAACTAGAGAGATGCCGCCCTAAGTATAGATAAATTCCACGATTCTTGTATAGTATGGCCCTTGAGTAAGATATTACCTATAATAGGAGTTAAATATGGCCGGATTCTTAGAGGGACTGAGTAACTTCTTCCTGGGATCAAATCCGCAATCAGCACAATTAGGACGCTTTACACCGCAGCAGCAGGGCCTCCAGGACCAGGGAATTCAGAATCTCTTGCAGTTATTACAGTCCGGTGGTGGAATGCCTGGGAATTTTGCTCCAATAGCCCAGAAGGCTAAAACTCAATTCCAGACTGAGACGATTCCCTCATTGGCTGAACGCTTTACCGCTTTAGGAGGCCAAAACTCATCTGCATTTCAAGGAGCATTGGGTCAGGCGGGAGCTGGACTTAATGAAAATCTGGGGGCACTTGAATCTCAATATGGTCTACAGCAGAACGCTCAAGTTCAGAATCTCATGAGATTGCTCTTGGGGCTTTCAACACAGCCTTCATTTGAAAATGTGGTCTATCAAGGTCAGCCGGGCGCATTACAGGGTCTTGCCGAGGGCATAGGATCATATGCAGGAGCTGGAGTTCCCGGAGCCGCAAGCTGGGTAGCTAAGAAGCTTGGATTTGGAGGTTAATCATGGCACCCAGGCTTCGCCTACGAAGTGTATATGAATGTTTAGCTACGCCGGGCAGGCAATAAAGGATTAATATGGCACAATTCATACCAACAGTACCCGGAGTGGGCGGTTCGTTCGGCACTGGAATATCAAAGAGCCTCAACGCGCTTGCAGAAGCGAAGATTAAGCAGATGATCGAAGCTCCACAGCGACAGGCTTATGCTGATGCTCTTGCGGCTATTTTAGGGGCCAATCCCGAGCAAGTTCAGCAAGATGAATCGATTCTCCAGCAGGGCGCTGGTCAAAATGTAGCAGCCGCTGGTCAACCCGCTGCTCAAGAAGCTGCTCAATTGGCACAACAGCAGCAGATGTCTCAAGAGCCATTGCGTCCACGAAATCCTAATCAAGCACTTCTCGACTCCCTTAAGAAGGGTGGCTTGAGCGAGCAGCAAGCTTTCCAGCTTGGTGGCCTTGCGCAGCAAAAGCAACTTCGTACTGCCGAGCAAGCAAAGCAGGTTCGCAAGGAAGAGCGAGACAAGCAGAAGGAGATCAATGCCAGCACTCAGAAGTATTATGATTCTGTATTAGATAATGGCAAGGCTGCTAAGAATAACCTAAAGAGAATTAAGCGCCTTGAAGAATTATCATTAAATGGCAGCCTTCCCCCCGCAGAGCTCTATAAGTTCGTAACCAAAATTGAAGAAGGTGCTCCTAATCCTGTATATGGGGCGGCCGCTGGCGCCTATGCGGGCGGCCAGATAGGAGGCCCAGTTGGAGCAGTTGCAGGAGGCGCACTTGGCGCATTCCTTGGCCCACTTGCGGGAACCGTTAAGGCAGTATTGGCTCGACAATACAAGGATACAGAGGAGTTTGAAAAGCTCTCAGCTGATTTCATTAGAGATGCGAAGGGAATATTCGGAGGAAGAATAACCGATGCTGATCTTGCAGCATTCTTCCAGTCCATTCCTACTCTTAATCAAACCAAAGAGGGCCGTCTTAAAATTATGAAGAATATGAAGGCTTTTAACGAAGCGGCCGTTGCTGAACAAGATGCTCTTGAGGAGATTATTAAGGAGAACGGCGGCGAGCGTCCAAGTGACTTAAGATTCCGAGTTCAAAAGCGCGTTGAAGAGAAGATTAATAAGGCTGCCAAGGATTTTGAGATTTAACGAGCAGGACCTGCTATAAGCAACATGACAATGATGAATCCCGAGATTCCTGACTGCGCCATACTAGTTTGCTTGAGATAGCATGCAATGCGATCATGGTTTGGCTCATCTACATGTTCACATCTCCGTGCGGCATGACGCATCTTTTCATTCATTGCCTTGTGAGTGTTAATCCCCCACTTAATTAATCTATAGAATCCATATCCTATTGCTATTAAAAGGCCATAAGCCCACATTGCATCACTTGTCATAAGTCCCTCTAGTCATATTTACGATCCTCTTGGACTTGTCTCACAAGTGCTCTTGTCATATATGCGGTCATGCTTATGCCCCGCTGTCTTGACCTTGCGAAAACTTCGGAATGAAGCGCTTTCGCTAGCAAGAATCTAAATGCCACTCGATCTTCATAGATCTTCTTATTCGTCTTCATATCGCTCCCTACTTGTATAATTATTGTACAACAATTCAAACTATTTGCAAGTGTTCACATTGCGCCCCCACTATCCTGCCAAATCTGTTCCCCATCTCGCGTTAAGCGAGTGGTGTGTAGCGATCATTACTATAGGAGATCACAATGGCAGGAAAACAGTATCTCAACGTTTCATATGGGCTCAATCAACCCCTCAATCTTGAGAATCCATCGCCGATTATCGCAAAGCGTAATCCAACTACTTCAGACTTCGCATTTCCAACAACCATCTGGACTAACACCACAACCAACTCACTCTACATTCTCGCTTCGGTATCTAACGGTACAGCCAATTGGGTACTACTCGAGGTTGGCGGAGGAACGGGCATCTTCTCAAATCTTACCGTAACTCCTGGCCCTATTTCACTTACGGGAACAACAGGTATTAACGTTGCGGGTGCAGCATTGACAAGTATTGGTACGGGTGGAACTGGACAGGTTCGAATCGGGAATACGACGGGCAATACCGCGGTTACCGGAACGCTCACTGCTACGGGAAATATCGCATCGAGCGGCGGCTCAGTGAGTGCATTTTCAACACTTAATGCAGGAACTGGCATAACCACAACAACGGGGAATATAACCGCAACCGCGGGCGGAGTCTTCGCGGGCACCGTGGTTAATGCAGGAACAACAGTGACCGCGGCAACGGGAATAACTTCCACCACGGGAAATATCGTTGCTACGGCAGGGCAAGTTAATGCTGGCACGACCATTACCGCCGGAACGGGCATCACTTCTACAACAGGGAACATTAGGACCGCTGCAGTAGGAGCTGGATTCGTATTTTCGAATAACATCGCAATTGTCTCAGGAACAGGAGATCCAAATGGAGCAGTCGCTGCACCTGTAGGATCACTCTACCTCAACACTGCGGGATCTGGAACGGCAAATCGTGCGTTTATTAACACCGATGGCATAACCGCGTGGACCGCCATAACCACTGCTACCTAGAACTTGACCACGTTATGTGCTTA